CATTTTCAAAAGTAGGAATTGAAAAATTAAATAGTATTTTTCAAAACGGAAAAGTATTTGCTAATATGGAAATTATTTATCCAGAAACAAAAAATGTTATAGCATACGAAATAGCAGTTCTTCAATTTCATAACTTAGTTGAATATGATGAAAATGGAAATGTTGTTCAAACAGATATGACCGGCGGAGCAGTAATACAAAAAGCTATCCAAGATGCAAATGCTCATATGCAAAAAACATTTAATTTGATACCTCCACAAAAGATTAAAGTAGGAAAAGTTGAAAATTTTCAAGATTATGAAGATGCATTATTTAAAGAGCTAAATCAACTAAGAGATAAATATCAATTAACAGACACAAATTATTTAGCAGACTATCATAAAGCTTGGTGGAGAGATGTAATAAAAAATAAAGCAACTGAATTTAATTATGATATATCTAATGAAATTGTTGATCAATTAGTTAATAGATGGTCATTTAATGATAAATCAAATTCAATTGTTAAAATTAAAAAATTAATTGATAATCCACAATTCTTAGAATGGGTATCTGTATTTGATAAAAAGGATTTTAAACAATACCAAAAAGATAATTTACAGCCATTCGAATCTATATTTTTAAAATTAGGAGCAGAAATAATGAAAAATGCATCTAATTTTCTAGCAGCAAATCCAAACAAAGCTGTCCAGGCAATAAGATCAGAAATTGCTGGAATAATACGTACTCTTAGATCTACAAATGATATTTCAAAAATGGATCTATTGAGAAAACAACTAGAACGAATTAAAAGACTTGGTGGATTTGAAAAAATAGTCCCCATAGAAGGAATAGTATTTACATACGGCGGTAATACATATAAACTAACTGGAGCATTTGCTCCGCTAAATCAAATATTAGGTACATTAAAGTATTCTAGATAATATTTATATAAAATATAATAGGAAAAGAATGGCAAAGCATAAACAACCAAAAAATGATAAGTATAAATCCAGAAAAGATTTAAAAGATTATACATTAGATAAAGATGTAAAAGGAATGGTACCAAACGCATCAGGAAAACCAGAACCAGAAGTTCCTAGAAAAAATGACAAAGAAGTTATTGATGATATTGAAAATATGGTACCAAAAACAAAAGATGCTGATAGAGTATATATAACAAAAGATATGGAAGACGGCGATCCAAAGATGCCATCTAAAGCTTTAAAACAACTTGTAAAACATCAAGAAAAAGATGCAAAAGAATTAATTGATACGTTATCAAAAAAAGATGGTGGATATATGACACAAATAGAAAAACTAACTAAAGAGCAAAAAGAAAAATTAGTTAAAGAAATAGTAAAAAGAAAAATTTCTAAATTTTTATCTGAACAAGCTTTAAATACATTAAAAACTGAACAAGATGAAGAAGAACCATTAGCTGACACACCAGAACCTACTCCTGCTCCAGAAGCACCGGCAGAACCAGCAGATACTCCTGAAGTCCCAGAAGAAGAACCAGTAGAACCAGTAGAACCAGTAGAAGATCCGGAAGCACCAGCAGAACCTGCAGCAGATACTCCCGAAGTCCCAGAAGAAGAACCTAATACAGGAGGAGATCCTAGAGTTTCCAAATTTTTAGAAGCTATGGAACAAAAGCCTGGAACATTAGCACAAGTTACATTAATGATGACAACTATTAATCAATTATTAGGAGATAAAGAACCTAGGAGTAAAGTACAATTTTTAGCTTTTATGAAAAAATTAATTGATAAATCGTTACAAAAAATGAGTCCTAGTGACTTAAAATAAATAATATAAAAATTTTATGGCAAATAAGTTACAAAACGTTAAAGCCGTCCAAAAGATGTTGGATGGTACCCATGCTTTTCAAACAAAGCGTACCCATGGATTTTCTGATGCAAAACAAAAAGCAGAAAAAAATAAGCATAGAAAAATAGGAGAAATATGGGAAGAAGACATTAATGGAGTTATATATACTATAGAACAACAAAATGGATTTCGAGTAAAGAAACCAAAAAATTCTGTAGCTTCTGAAATACGTGAATATCTTAATTCATACCCAAATTGTAATAAAGATTGTTGTAAAACAGCCTTTGGTCCAGTTGACGAAAAAATGCGAATTATACATGGAATGTGTTTAGATTGTGTTATTGATATGGAACACGAATTAAAAAAGCAAGGTAAGTATGAAGAGTATGAACAACAAAAAATGACTGCTAATGCGATGGATTGGTTAAGAAAAGCAGAACAAGATGTTGAGATATTAAAAAAAGCATATACAGAAGCTTCGAGTAATGTAATGAATGCAGATGGATTAATAGAACATTGGAATGCTAAAATGACACAAGAAGAATTTAATAAAAAAATACAAACAGGGTTTAATGAATTTAAAGAAAAATTCTTAAATAATTTAAATAAAAAGGAAAAAAATGATTAAAAAATATTGGAAACTAATAGCTGGCGTATTAGCTGGAATATTTGGATTAATTTTTATAGTTGGAAAAAAATCTAATAATAAAAAAGCTTCAGCTGCAAAAAAGAAAATTGATACTAATAATATTAAAGTTAATAAATTAGATGGTAGAATTGAAGAAGTTAAAAAACAGAAGGTAGTTGCAAAGAAAAAAATAACTACAACAAAAGAACAATTGGAATTAACAAAAAAACAAAGGTCAATTTCTAAGCCAGTAACAAAAAAGAAATCAGTAAAGTCTGCTAAGGCAAATATTAAAAAGAAAATTAGGAAATGAAACATATTTTTATTATAATATTATTATGGCCACTAATTAGTTTTGGCCAAATGTCAGATACTTGTTTTACTGAAAATGAAATTATAGAAATTTCAGAAACATTGGATTCATTATATTACTTAGATTCAATTAATACTGAGATTATTTCGCAACAAGAAACAATAATATTTGAATTAGAAAATATAATAAAATTAGATTCTGTTGAAATTATGTATATAAATTATAAATCAAACTTATTAAATGATAATATTAAATTATATATCGATCGAGAAAAATACTTAAAACCTAAATGGTATGACAATAAAGTTATATGGTTTGGATCCGGGATATTAACTACACTCTTAACAGGAAAACTAATTGTAGCAGTAGTTAAATAAGTGAGTAGCAAACAAAATATAAAACAAATAGTTCAGGAGCAATTTAAAAAATGTGCAGCAGATCCTGTCTATTTTATGAGACAATATTGTTACATTCAACACCCTACAAAAGGGAAAATTAAATTTAATTTATTTCCATTCCAAGAAGAGTCACTTACAACATTACAAAATAATCGTTATAATGTTATATTAAAATCTAGACAGTTAGGAATATCTACATTATCAGCAGGGTATGCATTGTGGTCAATGTTATTTAATGAAGATTTTAATGTATTAGTTATTGCTACAACACAAGATGTTGCTAAAAATTTAGTAAGTAAAGTTCAAATAATGAATGAAAACTTACCTAGTTGGCTAAAAACAAATATAGTTACTAATAATAAATTATCATTAAAATTTGCAAATGGCTCACAAATAAAAGCAATATCAAGTGCATCTACAGGAGCACGGTCTGAAGCATTATCATTATTAATAGTAGACGAAGCTGCATTTATTAGAAATATTGAAGAAATTTGGGTAGCATCCCAAGCAACTTTATCTACTGGTGGAGGCGCTATAGTATTATCTACCCCAAATGGAATTGGCAATTGGTTTCATCAAACATGGGCAGATGCTGAAACTAGAGTAAATGGATTTCAAACTATTAAATTAGACTGGAAATTACATCCGGAAAGAGATCAAGCTTGGAGAAATGATCAAACAAAATTATTAGGTGAAAGAGGAGCAGCTCAAGAATGCGATTGTGATTTTATTTCATCTGGACATACTGTGGTTGATGGATTAATACTACAAAATTATGAATCAAAATGTGAAGAGCCAATAGAAAAAAGAGGTTTTGACAATAGTTATTGGATATGGGAATATCCAGATTATACAAAAAATTATATTATTGTAGCTGATGTTGCTCGTGGTGATGGAGCAGATTGGTCGACATTTCATGTTATAGATGTAGAAACAATTAGTCAAGTAGCAGAATACAAAGGCAAATTACCTCCAAAAGATTTTGGCAATATGTTAGTAACTATTGCTACTGAATGGAATAATGCATTATTAGCAATTGAAAATGCCAATATTGGTTGGGCAGCTATACAACCTGCATTAGATAGAAATTATGAAAATATATTTTATACATATAAAGATGACGGATATGTTGATTTAGAAGTTCAATTACTAAAAGGATATGATCAAAAAGATAAAACAAAAATGGTACCTGGAGTTTCAACCACTTCTCGAACTAGGCCATTAATGATATCAGCATTAGAAATGTATATGCGTGAAGGAACTCCTAAAATAAGATCAAAAAGATTAATACAAGAATTATTTGTTTTTGTTTGGTTAAATGGAAAAGCACAAGCTCAAGTTGGATATAATGATGATTTAGTAATGGCATACGCTATTGCATTATGGTTACGAGATACTAGCTTAAAATTAAGACAACATGGAATTGAATTAAATAAACGAGCTTTATCAAAGTTCCAAAAAACAGATACTACAGTCTATACAAATAAAGATCAAAACCCAATAGATGATTGGGAATGGAATAATGGTCAAGATAGTGAAAATTTAACATGGCTTCTGTAGT